AATCACAATCTCGGGGTTGATGGTTCTGGCGCTTCTTCTGTTTCTGCTGCTGAAAAATTAGGCGAACCAAAGAAAAAAGAATACAAACTTGGTTCTTAAGCACTACTAAATACACTATAACAGCGGAGAATTTACATGAAAACTCTTAAAGACTTTATGGTTGAATTTACAGTTCCTGGATTTGAAGGGAAGAGAATCAAAGTCACCAAAAAACCAATTCGCATGATCAATGGTAAGTTAGCCAGAGCGTTTCCTGGAAGAGGAACTGAGGGCGATGGTCCAGATGGTTCAGCCGATGGCAATGACGGCGGAAACGGCGACGGTGGTGATGGTGGAAACGGTGGCGAATAATGTCATTTCGTAAAGAAAACCCAATCAAAGCACCACCAACTTATAGCGACTTTAGTGCTTCGTTTAGCAGAAACGTCATTACAAATGACGTTGTGAGATTGAACGACATAGATGCTGTAAAGCGTTCTGTTAAGAACTTAATTGTGACTGATAAATATGAGAGATTGCTGGACCCAGAACTTGGTGCTGGTATCAGCGAATTGTTGTTTGAACAGATGACTCCGCTCACTACTGTTGCTCTGCGCGAAACAATTATTCAGACTCTTAATCGATATGAACCAAGAATTAACATTGACACCATTGATGTTACGCCAGATTATGATAGAAACAGTTATTTTATAAGCATTGCTTTCTCATTAGTAAGAAACGAACAAGTAGGAACTGTCGAGTTCCTTCTAAACAGGATAAGATAAAATGGCGAACCAAGGATTTTTAACCAACACCGAACTAGATTTTGATGCTTATAAGCAAAGCCTAAAGACATATCTAAGCCAGCAAACTGAGTTTAGAGATTATGACTTTGATGGCTCTAACTTATCAGTTCTACTAGATCTTCTGGCATACAACACCTACCATAATGCGATGTATCTAAACATGATTGGTAGCGAAATGTTTTTGGACACCGCGCAACTACGCGACTCAATCGTTTCGCATGCCAAAGAACTAAACTATACGCCAAGGTCACGAGCTGCTTCTACTATTGATGTCACTATTACTGCTTTGCCAGCCAATACACCAGACACAATTACTCTGCCCAGATATTATAGCATCAGAGGTACTAACGACGCAAATACTGCTTATACATTTACAACTAATGAAACACTTATCCTCTATCGTTCAAATAACTACGTTGTTTCTAATGTTACTTTCCAAGAAGGAAGTATAAAGACAGAAGCGTTTGTTGCTAATACTGCAAACAATCAAACATTTACGTTATCGTCTAATACTGTTGACTCTTCATCAATTACAGTTGAAGTAAGAAATTCCGCCACGGATACTACTTCTGTTGCTTGGAATAAAACAACTGATCTATTCGGATTGAATGCAAACAGCGCAGTGTTCTTCGTACAAGCTGCTGAAGAATTCAAGTATGCAGTTTCGTTCGGTAATGGCGTTTCTAGTAAAAAACTAACTGCTGGTAATATTGTGCTTGTTTCGTACAGACAAACTGCAGGTGAAGACGGCAATGGTTGCCGAACCTTTACTTCTATCAGCTCGGCTGATGGATTTTCTTCAAACACATTCTTGTTATCTACCACTGAAACTTCGGCTGGCGGCTCGCAAGCAGAAGATGCCGAATCAATTCGTTATAACGCGATTCGTGGATTTACAGCGCAGAACAGAGCTGTTACTGCTGAAGATTTTATTTCTTTGATCAAAGCAAATTATCCTTCGATTGAAACTGTAATCGCTTATGGTGGCGAGGAATCAATTCCAAAATTATACGGAAGAGTTATTATCTCTGCTAAACCAGTTGGCGGAGAAATTCTTTCTTCTAGCACAAAACAAAGTATCTTAACTTTCTTAGAAGATAAAACACCAGTATCAATTGAACCAGTAATCGTTGATCCTGAGTATTTGTATCTTGATATCATTTCTCGCGTCAAGTATAACATAAGTGCTACGACAAAAACAACATCTCAATTAGTGTCAAACGTTGTCACTGCCATCACAGCTTTCAATACAAGTTATCTGTCAGATTTTGGCGCTGATTTAAGATTCTCTAAACTATCTGCTGCTATTGACGATGCTGATGTATCAATCGTTTCAAACGATACACAAGTTCGTATTTCTAAGCGCATAACTCCTACTCCTCTTGTTAGTTTTTCTGCTAACTGGAGTTTTGAAAATCGATTACATGACGAAGACATAAGATATGTTTTACCAGTCGGTCACGAACCAATCGTATCTTCAACCGCATTTGTTTATGACGGATACACTGCTTATATTAATGACAATGGTGTTGGAACTCTTTATATTTACACCATAAATAATGGTAATACCACAGTTCTAAATAATAATGTCGGTACAGTAAACTACGAAACAGGCGAAATTAAAATTACAAATTTAATTGTTGATTCTTACGATACTGATAGCATTAAGATATACGGAAGAACTGAAAATGCTGATATTGACACGCTAACAAATAAAATACTACTAATTGATAACGAAGACATTTCTGTCGTTGTAACTGGAATTCGCATCTAATGAAAGACCTTGAGAAGTTAATTTCTCCACTCATTGAAAGTCAGTTTCCTTCTATCTATCGAGAAGAAGGACCAACTTTCGTCGCATTTGTTAGAGCATATTTTGAATGGTTAGAACAAACTAATCAAGTAATCTACGACGCTCGTCGACTACCAACTTGGCGCGATATTGATACTACACTTGAAGAGTTCGTAGATTATTTCCGCAAAAAATACATGCATGGTATTCCGCTTGATGTTCTTTCAGATAAGCGTCTTTTACAAAAACATATTAAAGAATTATATTCTTCTAAAGGCACAGAACGCGGATTAGAATTATTATTCCGTGTTTTGTTTAACGAAGATATTACCGTTTACTCTCCTGGAAAAGATATACTTCGTGCATCTGACTCGCAGTGGCTTGTTCCGAGATATCTAGAGTTAGAATACAACACAAATATTACATCATACATCGGTAAAACTATTACTGGTCGTATCTCTGGAGCGACAGCTTTCGTAGATGACTATAAAGTATTTTCATCCAACGATAAGCGCCACGATGTTCTTTATATTACAGATATCGTCGGAACGTTTGCGGCAGATGAAGAAATCATTAATTTAGATGTAATCGAAGACTTAGGTATCGAAGTTACAGATAGTCCAAGAATTCGCGGTTCGCTCTTTAGCATTGAAGTACTCGGTAGCTCTCCTGGGTTTTCTTTGGGCGAGGTAGTTAATGTAGTCGGTGATGGTGTAAATGGCCAAGCCATTGTAACTGGTTTGCAGAGATTACGAGGTGCTGTAACTTTTAATATTATAAATGGCGGATCGGGTTATACATTAACCGCGCCAGAAACAGTTACACCAACATTAGGTGAAACTCCGACTACCGTCGCGTCTTTTGACATCGCTTCGCTAAGCAATACAAGCACCATTGAATTGACTTCTACTCCAATTACTAATGCTTTAAGTATTCAAATTAACGCTCCAGCTCCAGCATATACTGCATTTTCATCGAACGCAGCTGCCGATTGGTTGACTCCGTTTAATGGTATTTTTGTATTAAACACCTACACTTATGGTACAATTGCCACATTAGGAAATGTCAATCCTGGTGGTGGTTATCAAGGAAACGTAAACGTATCAATCGTCGATAATTTAATTTATCCACTTCGTATATCGGATGGTGCTGGTGGATTCCTCGGTTTCAATGCAAATATTGCTGGTGTTTCTGGTAGCGGTCCTGGTGCTGTTTCTACTGTATCCATCTATAATTCCGGTGTTGGTTACACAAACAATACGACTGTTTCTCTAACAAGCGTAACCAACACTTCGCATGTTGCAACAGGTACAATTGATTATCTTGGTCAGGGTAAGGGCGAAGGATTCTTCAAATCTACTCGTGGTTTCTTAAACTCTGACAAGTATATTCATGACAATTATTATTACCAAGAATATTCGTATGAAGTTCAGGCTGTTACTGCGTTTAACAAATATTCTAGCATTCTTCGTGATTTGTGGCACCCAGCTGGTATGGAAAAATTTGGTAGAACATTAATTCAATCTGTTCCAGTTTCTCGCGGAACAACTCTAGAAGCTCTAATTGATTATCTAGAAACTCAGTATCTAACTTCTACCTCTACAACACTTACAACCTCTACTGGTATTGTAACGAGCAGATTTACAGAAACTGTTGGCGCGACCACAATTGCGACAGAGTATCTCACCACATCTGCATACGGAACTTCGTTCATAACTAAACGCGAAACTGCTATCAATACCACGTTTGAAACAGCAATTTCTACATCTACAACAACTGCATTTAGCACGTCAATTACTACTGCAACTGCGATTGACACTGCTGTCGGAACAACCGTTTACGCAAGTACAACGTATTTTGCTAGTCAACAAGATAGAGCAACTGCTACAACTAAGAGCACAGCTACAGTATATGATACCAATAGAACAACTACGTTTAACACCGCTTATGCGACTGACACAACTAAAACAACTGCTACCAGCTACGCTACTATAAGTGGTGGCGTTATTTCTACTAACTTCCAAACATCTGTTGTAACTAACTTCTTTACAACAACTGTGTTTGATACAAGTATAACTGCAGATACAACATACGAAACATTTGCCAGCGAAAGCGGATTTGTAAATCAAAATGCTGCGATAGCAGATGCTGCTGCGAAAGGATTCGCGTTCGAAGATTGTAGTTTTGCTAACGACACTCCTCCTGGAGTCTGGACTTACGTTTGTTCAAAAGAAGTTACAGTATCAGAAACTTCTGCTTTTGCCACCTCTAGAAGCACAGCTATCAACTCAAGTTATTCTACGACATATGATACCGTTTTCAATACAAGTGGTGGAACTCTGGTCAATACAACAATTGACACGACCACGAAGTACAATACTGATACTACAATTGATACAACTCGTACTACGAAGTTTAATACTAGTTTGTCCACGACAACGACGTACAACACAAACACGTTGGTCGCTACAAATATAACAACTGATACTCTACCATTAACTGCCACTGTCACCAGTTATTTTACAAATACGACCACTACGTTTGATACTAAGATCTCTACAGACAGTGGTGCTGGTACAATAGTTCAAACTGCATATGCGACGACCAGAGCCACTCGAACTGCTGGCGTAACAACAACTGTATTCTTAACAGCATACGCAACAAAGATTGCGACTACAACTGCGTATGTAACTTCAACGACCACCAAATATGATACAACCTACAGTACCATATCTGGAACTGGTATTGGTTCAACAACATTCGAAACCAGCAAAGTAACAGCAACTGCTCCTGATACAACTAAAAATACTGAAAAGTTTACTGCTACTGTTTACATGACAAATAGATTAACTACAATTAACACGATTTATGATACTTCGTTCCAAACTGAGTTTGCAACTTTCTACAATACCAAGTTCAAAGACACGACTCTAGACACAGATGTAACTACGCTGACAAATAAACAAACTGATATTATCACTAAGGTTGCGACGTCGCGTCCAACAGACGTTCAGACATATTTTACAACTGGCGAAGTATTGACAACAGTTGCAACTTCTTATGCGACTGACAAAGATACTTCTAAATCGACCGATACATTTAAGCAAACTACACTTGGTACAGCATATTCAACTGCAGTTTCGACAGAAACAGGTACTTCGAAATTAACAAACACTACAACTGAATATTTGTCTGATACAAATTATAGAACTGCTAAGTACACCGAATCAGTATTTGATACTAATTTTATAACAGTGACTGCGTTGTACACTTCTACAACCATTGATACTAAGTTTGCGACTGAAACGTCAAAATCTACTGCATATGATACTGGTAAAACAACTACGACTGCGTACGACACTATTACTGCATTTGCTACGGCAACTAATAAGTCTACGACATCAATCTTTAACACGATGACTGCATTTGCTACGGCAACTAATAGGTCTACAACAAGTACATTTAATACAACGACAGCGTATGCAACAGCAACAAGTAAATCTACGACTTCGGTATTTAACACTACTACTGTATTTGATACAGCAATCGCGACTTCAACAGTGTTTAATACTGATACAATTATTGCTACTGCTACGATCATTTACACCGATACAAATCGTTCAACGAAACGATTAACTAATTCTGTATTTGATACTGCGACTGCATACTTAACAACCACATCATATACAACAAAATATGATACTGCGTTTGATACGTTCTTTAGCACTAATACAACAACGCCAACAGAACGAGATACTTCTACAAGCAGAGAAACTTCTGCTTCTACTGCAACAAGTAAGTTGACAACTACTGGTAGTGGTATTCTAACGTCTACAACGTATAATACTACGTTTGATACAGCATATCAAACTGTTTTCTCAACACAAACTTCTGCATTAACAGCAACGAGTAAGTCAACTGACACGACTGGCGCTACTTCAAAATCAACAGCGACTTCAAAATCGACGACTACATTGTTTAATACAACTACCGTATATGGTACAACAATTGAAACTAATACTACTGGTTCGACCACAAAGTCTACAAGCACCAGTGCTCAAACAAGTAAAGCCACAGATACGACTAAAGAAACTTCAAAATCTACTGATACCTCTATCTCTACTGTGTTTGATACAACAACGACGTATCTAACACAAATTGGTACTAATAGATTTACCAGTACCTCAAGAAGCACAACGACGACGTTCAATACAGCATATGCTACAACTACTGCATATGATACGACTACAACTTTCTTGACTGTGTTTGACACCACAACAACGTTTAATACTACAACAACTTTTGATACAACGTTTAATACTACAGGTTCTACATCTAAGTCTACTTCAAAGACTACAGGAACTTCTAAGTCTACTTCGACTTTATTTGATACCACAACGACTTTTAACACTGTTTTTGGTACAACTCAGTCTACGAGCAAAGCAACCTCTACTTCTAAAGCAACCTCGACTTCAAAAGCAACAGAAACTTCGCGTGGAACAACTACCGCGTTCGATACTACGACGGCATTTGTAACTACATTTGATACCTCTCAAGGAACTTCAAATGTAACAGAAACTTCGCGTGGAACAACTACCGCATTTGATACCACGACAGCGTTTGTAACAACGTTTGATACTTCTCAAGGAACCTCGAGAGTAACAGAAACTTCGCGTGGAACAACTACTGTGTTTGCTACAAGCACTGCGTTTGTTACAATATTTGCGACAACAGGTTCTACTAGTAGAGTCACGGATACAAGCAGAACTACTACATTTGCGACAACCACTACATTTAATACTAACAGAAACACGCAAACTATATTTGAAACATCCGAAGAAATCTATACAACTCTAAAGGGCGACCCCCAGTTTTTAAGAAATAGTATCTACAATACCGCCAGAACAACCGTAACATCGTTTTTAGCTTCTCGTTCTACTGATACTTCTCGTACGACCACATATGGTACAACTACGATATTCAATACCACGTTTGATACTTCACAAGGTACATCACGGAATACTGATACTTCTCGTGGAACTACAACTGGATTTGGTACCACGACCGCATTTAATACGGTGTTCGCAACTAGTGCAACGACTTCCAGAGCAACAAGTACTTCTCGTGGAACTACAACTGGATTTGGTACGACGACCGCATTTACCACTGTGTTTGCCACAAGCGCAACGACTTCCAGAGCAACAGGTACTTCTCGTGGAACTACAACTGGATTTGCTACAACCACAACGTTTGACACAACAACGATATTTGATACAACGACGGCGTTTATAACTGCGTTTGATACAACTGGTTCTACTTCAAAAGCAACAGGTACTTCGCGTACAACTACGACGTTGTTTGATACAACCACGACTTATGTAACTACGTATGATACAACGTTTGATACTGTGGTGTCGACTTCTAAAGCGACATCTACCTCTAAGGCGACAGAAACTGCTGCTTTAACTTCTAAGTCTACTGGTACTAGCAAATCAACAGATACTACGGTTAGTACCTCTAGGTCAACAACCAGTGTGTTCGATACTTCGACTGCGTTTGAAACTGCATATGATACTAACAAAGCAACCGCTACTTCTCGTGCTACCGCATATGCGACCACGACTGGATTTGCTACAATTTATGCAACGCTGACAACTTATGCTACAGTTTTTGATACCACAACCGCATTTAATACAGTATTCGCTACAACTACAACGTTTGATACGTCTGCACTAACTCAAACAAGTAAAACTACTTCCTCGGTGTTTGACACTACGACTGCATTTAACACTACATTTGTTACATCAACGGTATTTGATACAGTTACAGCGTTCCAAACAAACACTGGACGCGATACTGCTATTAGCACAACTGGCTCGACAAGCAAGTCTACTTTAACTTCTTCTCTAACCAGTACCGTATTCAATACCTTAACATCATATATTACTGTTTACAATACTCAGTCGATATTTGATACTGTGTTCTTGACTACCACAAGCAAAGGGACTACGTTCGAAACTGTAAAAGGAACATCGAAGTCTACTGATACTACCATAAATACAGCAACGATTGTTCAGACTGATTCGACTTTCTCAACAGTATATGAAACAATTTCTATTTACGATACTGCTACTGCATATTCAACATCAACGAGTGTAGCAACCGATACTAAGATTGCTACGAATATAGCGACTGCAACTTCGAAATCAACAACGACTGTGTTTAATACTGATACGGCAATTGATACTGCTACAACCAAGTCTACCAGTACGGTATTTGATACAGATACAACCAAGTCTACTGCAACCTCTACATCTACATCGACTGTCTTTAATACTGACACGACTAATGCTACCGCGACAAGCAAGTCGACTTCGTCGGTATATGACACCACTATTGTTACTGGATTCGCTACCGATACTAGCAAGTCTACAACCTATGCGACTCAGACTAAGAGCTTAACCACTATTGTAACAGTGTACGATACTTCTTTGGATACTACGATTTCTACCACCAAAGAAACTACAACTACGAAGAATACAACGTTCGATACTAAGTTCTATACAGATACGCTGTTTAATTTGACTGGAACTGTGTTGAATGCTACGCAATATACAACAGCGATTTCTACTAAGTTTAACACTCAGAAGTCTACATCAACCGCTATAAATACTTCGTCAGCTACTGCTTATGTAACAGTTGTTGATACAGATACCGTTTTTGACACTGTCATTGACACAGTGCTAAACACAAACCCATAAGGTACATAAATGAGTAAGCTATTATCTAAATTCAAAAGAAATACAATAGATGAGTTTATCAATTCTGTTGATAATCAGAAAGTTTCTGCTCTCGCTGTTAGCGCAGCTGGTACAGGCTATGTTAATGCAGAAACTGTAAGTTTATTCGGCGGAACTACTTTTACAGTGACAACCGCTACTGGACCTGTAACAGATGTTACTTTAGTCACAAAAGGTGTTTATAACAATAATGTTCCTAATTCTGCTATCTATGCGACTGGCGGAAGTGGTACTGGTTTAAGAGTCAACGTTTCTTTTGAGAATGAAAATAACTTCTATGTGTTTGTTGGTAAACAATCTGAATACCCAACAAGCGATGTTGCGGCTGAAGTAGAATCAGAAACTGATTCTTTTTACAATATTTGGAACGAAATGATGTTTGGTAAAAAACCAAACTTTAAACGAATGGTTCCAAAATATACATGGACTAATGACACAGTTTACACTCAGTATGACGATCAAGTTGAATTAAAAGATACTGATTTTTTTGTCATTACTGATACACGCGACGTATTTAAATGTATTTCAAATAACGGTGGCGCGAACTCTACTGTAAAACCAACAAAGAGCGCGACTTATATTGGAACGCCATTTCAGACAGCAGACAATTACAAGTGGATGTACATGTATACTGTCGCTCAATCTGATAATCTAAAGTTTACAACAAACGAATATATTCCTGTAACACCAGACGCGCTTGTTGCTAATGCAGCAGTAAATGGTGGAATATTTCATATAAATGTTGAAGATTCTGGCTTAAATTATCCAAATCATACTGGTACTATTACAACGACTGGTAATAACAGTGTGGTAATTATTGAAAACACAGCAAATACAACTTCAAACTATTACAGAGATAGCGCGATTACTGTGATAAATCCAATTACGAAACTTACCTTTGTGCGTAAGATTGGCGCGTCTAATACTGCGTATGGTATTACAATAACTGACTCGTTCCCATCTGGATTCTTATCAAATACCTGTACCTATTCTATTGGTCCGTTGTTAACAATTACTTCTAGAACTGGCAGTAATGCTTCTGCATATGCTGAGATGAATTCAACAACTGGTGCCATTACACGTGTTAATATGGCTAGATATGGTACTGGTTATAAAGACGCTACTGTTACTGTAACTGCTGGAACAAACTTTGGTTCTGGCGGTGAATTGAGAGCTATTATATCTCCAGCTAATGGACACGGTAGTGATGTTTATGATGAATTATACTGCGATGCGCTCGGCGTGCATTGTTTATTTGATGAATATGTCGGAGCCAATACTTTTAACGCAGACGTGACTTATAGAACTGTTGGTTTGTTAAAAAATCCAACATATTCTAACGGAACTTTATATGCTGCAGACACATTTAATCAATTATGTACTATAAATATAACAGGTTCTGGAACAGGAACTTATGCGAATGGTGAAGTGGTAACAGGTAGTATTTCTACCGCTTCTGGTCGCTATGCGTTTGCAAACTCTTCTGTTATGATAATGACTGGTATCAATGGTACTTTTCAGTCTGGCGAAGTTTTACAGGGCGCGAATGGCGCACAGAGAATCGCTTCTAGCGGAAACACTGCAGCAAACCTAGCTATCTATTCTGGTGACATATTATATGTCCAAAACATTCAAGAAGTTTCTCGTTCTACTTCAAATAAAGAACAAGTTAAATTAGTAATAAGATTCTAACGGAGCAAATTAATGTCAGCTGATATTGCAAATACAACACTAGCGTCGGCACCATACTATGACGACTTTGATGAAACAAAGAAGTTTCATAGAGTACTGTTTAGACCATCATTCCCAGTTCAGGCTAGAGAATTAACTCAGCTACAGAGTATTCTGCAGAATCAGATTGAGCGTTTTGGCGACGGTGTATTTAAGCAAGGCAGTATCATCAAGGGCTGTGCTCCGACAGTAATTCCTGATGCTGTATACGTTTCTGTTCCTGATTCTACTACATTTAATGTTTCCAATACTTCTTATGTTGGAGCAATTCTTTATGGTGCTAATTCTGGCGTTCAAGCTAGAATTCTAAAAGGCGAACTTGGTTTTGCTGCAACTTCAGACCCATCAAAGTTTTTTGTAAAATATACTTCTACTGGTAGGAACGGTGTTACAGGATTCCAAGAGGGCGAAACTATTGTAATTTATGGCGAAGATAAATCATATCTCGGAACATCAGTTATTACTGTTGCTAATGCTACCAACTTCTCTGTTAACAGCAGAATTAGAGGTACAACTTCTGATGCTCGTGGTTTAATTACAGCTGCTAACACTACTTCTAACGAAATTACTATTACAAATGTTAGAAAAGACTTTACTGTTGGAGAAACAATTCAATTGCTATCTAACACGGCTGTAAGCACTACTGTTTCTTCTATTAATCTTAATTTTAGCAACAATCTAGCAAATACAACTGTTCTTACAACTCCTGGTGATGGCAGATACACTGCTGTCGGTAATGCTTATGCTTTAAGCATCTCAGAAGGTATTGTGTATCAAAAAGGTTTCTTCGTAAAGACAGATACACAAACTCTAATTCTAAATCCTTCAGCTGGTGGTCCTTCTGCTGCTAATGGCATCGTTGTTGGTATGGAAACAACTGAAACAGTAGTAGACGAATTTGCTGATTCTTCGTTGTATGATAATTCTGCTGATTTGTCAAACGGCGCAGCTCCTGGCGCGCACCGACTAAAACTAGAAACTAATTTCGTTTCTTATTCAAAAGAGGCACTTCCTAATACTGAAGTATTCTTTGCTGTTGCTGAGTTTGGTCCAGACAATATTCTAAGATGGAATAACACTTCTGTTGGTGGCGCAGTTGGTCAAGAAATGGCTCAGCGTACATATGACGAGTCAGGTCACTATACTGTAAAAGACTTTACCATTACTTCGAAACCATCGGCTAATACTCAAGAATTCTACTACGACATCGGTGCTGGTAAAGCATATGTTCGTGGTAATGCTGTTGACTTTAAGTCAAACCAAGTATTAAGTTCTCGTCGCGGTGTTGATACTGAATCACCAGTACAACAAATCGTTTCAATGAATTATGGTAGTTATGTTACAGTTGAAGAGCTTCGTGGATATTTCCCAGCAGATCAATCGGATTCGGTAAATCTATATGATTCATTTCAGAATGCTATTACTGCCAGCTTAAATTCTTCAAGCTCTGCTACTGGTAGTGTAATCGGTACAGCTAATATTCGTAATCTAGTTTATGATACCGACAGCGCCGACAAAGGTGCTCCATTAGCACAATACAACATGTATCTGTTTAATGTTAAGATGAACGAAAATGAAAACTTTAATAAAGTTCGTTCTATCGTTTATCAAGGCACCGCTAATGCGTTTTCTGACGTTGCTGTTTCGCAACTCGCTAACTCTGTTTACACTGCTACTATTTCTGCCAACGGTGGCGGATATACAAATGGTGACATTGTTACAGTAAGTGGCGGTCTTGGTGAATCTGCGACTGCACTTATAACGGTAAACAATGCTTCAGGCAACGTCACATCTATTTCTCTAATTCAGGGTGGTAAATATACTGCCAATCCAACATTGTCTGGCGCTGCTGTTACAGGCGGTTCGGGTACAGGCTTAACTGTAAACTTAACTATTGATGGGTTTGTCGATCCTAAGCTAGAAGCTACTGACTACACAGCTCTCGTATTTGGTTTGACAAATCGTGCTGTTAGAGATCTAAGAAATGAACAAGGCGATTCTGATACCGAGTTCTATTACAATGCTTCTATTGATGCTTCTCTAGCAAACAATGGTACTACAACTATCAGCTTAACCGACGGTGGTTCGTTCTTTGGCTTCTCAGACAACACCGATTTCTCTGAAGAAAAAGTAGATATCGTTCTTACTGGTGCAGCATTAACTACTGTAAATCTAAGTGGTACTGTTTCTGTTGCTAACTCGACCACCACTACTATTACTGGAACTAGCACATTCTTTCAGCGCGATTTTGTTGTAGGTGAGAAGATTACAGTAGCAGGAAATACTGCAGTAATCGTAAACTCGATCGTAAGCAATACTACGATGACAACAAGAACTGCTCACGGTGCAGCTGCTGTAGCAAATACCTATGCTCGTTTCCACGAGAAAGGTTCTATTATTAGCTTGGCTACCAGCAACAGAACAATCGCTCTAAACTCGACACTTCAAAGTTTAACTGTTGATCTTGGACCTGACTTTACTGCTTCTGGCGCGACAGCTATTAAAGTTAATGCTTACGCTAGAAAGTCTAACGCTCGCCCAATCGCCAAAGAAATTAAACGCAATCAACTAGTCCGTTTCTACAATGGTTCGCTTGCTGGTACTATTGCTACTTCAGGAAATACTGTAACTGGTACTTCTACTGCATTTAGTACCGATTTCAAGGTTGGTAACTATATTAAAGCAAATGGCGAAACTAAGAAAGTTACAGCTATCGCCAACACAACCCAACTTTCTGTAGATACTGCATTCTCTACAAGTCTATCAGCTAATACTTACGAGATTGTTCATCCTTATGGATTTAATCTTGGTGTTCCAGACGTGCTTAAAATTAATCGCGTTTCAAAAACTAAAGATTTGAGTTCAGACAACAATCAAGCTGTTAGCGATATCAAACAATACTTTACATATGATTTTGGTCAGCGCGATACGCACTATGACCACGCAGTTCTATATCCTAAGTCTACTGCTAATCTCTCAAACTCGTATCTAATCGTTGACTTTGATTGCTTTGCAGCCAACGCTACTCTTGGTAAAGGCTTCTTCTCGGTTGAGTCTTATAGCGTAAATGACGCCATCGGTGCAAACACTTCTCAGTATGTAAGAACTTGGGAAATTCCTTCTTACTATTCTGCTACACGCAATCGTCGTTTTGATTTGCGCGATTCTATTGACTTCCGTCCATATCGAGCAAATACAGCGAACTTGACTTCTAATGCTTCGGCAACAACAGTCAACCCACCGCCAGCGACACTGTTTAATTCAGGTACAACTGATTACAATCCATATCCTGGTCAAAACTTTGAATGTAATCTAACTTATTATCTACCTCGTCGTGATGCTGTTGTTCTAACTTCTAAAGGCAATTTTGAAGTTGTAGAGGGTGAATCTGCAATAGTTCCTCGTGCGCCAAATGCAGAGTCTGATGACCAAATGGTTGTAGCGACAACTTATGTTCCACCATATCCTTCATTGACTGTTGCTGAATCGCAGTACGTAATTAATGCGCCTTACACAATGAATATCTCGCCTATTTCTAATAAGCGTTATAGAATGAAGGATATCGCTGCTATCGACCAGCGCGTTTCTTCTCTTGAGTATTTTACCACTCTAACTCGCTTAGAGCAAAAAGCTACTCAGTTAAATATCCCAGATACTAATGGCGTAGATCGATTCAAAAATGGTTTCTTCGTTGATCCATTTGATAATCACAATCAAGCAAAACTAGGCGACCACGAACACACAATCGTAATCGACCCAACAACTGGTATCGGTCGCCCAATGGTTTCTACTGAAACAGTTGAGATTGAAATTAACAACGCGAATAGTACATCTACTTCAGTAATTAGAGATACAGCTAATAACATCAGCTACAGTAAGAACTTTATAACTGTTGGCTACGATGCAAATACTAAGTTTATTTCTCAGGAATATTCTACTCGCGAAATCGCAATTGATCCTAATGACAAATACGATAGCGGTGTTGTAGAACTAGATAAGACAAGATTTGCTGACGTTGAGCAGTCGTTAAAATATCCTGTAACAACTATGACGGTTACACCTACAACCACCCAATACAACGAACAGTATATCTATCCTATGAATAGAACTGTTAAGTTAATTGCTCGTGGTCTAAAACCATCGACTAGACATTACATTAGCATAGATAATGTCGACTATTCTTCGTTGGCAACACCAGGAAATATTGTATATGGCACCACTAAAGTCGCTTCAAATGTAACTGTTGATGGTCTACAAGGCGAAGCTCTATATTCTGATTCAACTGGTGTGTTGTATGCAGTTGCTACAATTCCAGGAAATCTATCGCTAGGAAACCACGTATTGTCTGTGACTGATGTCGTATCTCCAGCCACTCCTTCTTCAAGATCGCTTGGCGCGTTCGTAGTTTCTCTTGTTGAAGAAGTTCCAGGAAATCCAGTTGTCGAGCCACCACTAGTACCAAAGACTCCGTTAATTGTTGCTGACTTTGATGTTGTCGGAACATTAGTTGTTGAAGAAGGAACTTCACACACTCTATCGTTTATTGATAGAACTAATAGAGGTGTTATTGCTCCACAAGGTTCAACTCTAGAGTCACCTGTTGCATGGGAATGGTCGTTCGTTCATTGCTCTACTGGTTGCGTAACACCAAGTTCTGCTAATTCTTCGATACAAAATCCATCAGATATTACATTTACATTCCCTTCAATGGTCGAAACAGTTTATGTAAAACTAAAAGTTAGTGGTAATAACAGTACTGTTTCTGAAGTTGTAAAACCAGTTCAGCTGACTAAGTTTGAATCTGATGGTGACCTAAAACTAACCATGTTAAATGTAATATCTGGAAACAACAACAGCTACTACATGTCAGACGCTTCAACTGCAAAAGCAGTCAACTGGGTCAACCTAGAATTCCGTGGTGACATGACAGCCAATCGTGTAACTGGTGGCTATGTGACTATTGGCGTAGTTGGTAATGCTCCATCGGGAAGCTTGTCTGGTACAAATTTCTCTGCAGCAAACGTCGGTACTGCTTCAATTACAAACAACCAAGCATTAAGTAATGGCGGTCGCTCTGTAGGAATTGGCTGGAGCAATCCAGCAAATACAACTCTTACTGTAACAGCTACATATTATAGTTCTGCTGCGGTTGTTCTTGCTACATCAGAGAAAACAATTAGCTTTACTAATAGCACTTCGCTAGAACCATGCAAACCATGCGATAACGCTACAGAACAAAATGTGTTTGTAAGAGGAGATACTAATTCAGTTGAGTATATTTCTACTCAAATGGGTAAAGGTCTACAATCTATGAACGAAGCAATATAATCTGGAGATATAAATGCCAACCGCAACAACAAATTCATTAAAGTTTTTAGCTCAAGCATTTTCAGTCGCTTCTCCTGGAGAGGCAACTGGTATCTATGCTACTAAACTTGGCTTATTCTTTAAGAGAAAAGGCGCATCTAGCGTTAAAGTATTTTTGATGGAAATGACCGATGGTCTACCAGATAGAAACTCAATTGTTCCAGGATCTACTGTAACTCTCGAGACAGATTCTATTTCTGTATCTAACACTGGTGCTACTGAAACTACTTTTGAATTTGATACTCCGGTTTTCTTGGATTCTTCTAAGAACTATTGCTTTGCTATTCAAACACCAAGTTCTGACTTTGGCGTCTGGGGCGCTACTCGTGGCGAACGAGATTTAATCACTGACACTATCGTTAATAGTAATCCGCTTACAGAAAAAGCATTTTATTCAGAAACAGACTCTACTTACTCAGAACTTGTCAATCAAGATATTAAGTTCGTATTGTATCGCGCTAAGTTTAACGTAGACACTGTTGGTACAGTCACTCTTAGAAATAAAGAAAATCTAGAATATCTCGTAATTAAAGATGTAAATCGTGTACAAAGTTTAATGCCTTATAGCTCTGACTCGGTTGGCGCGTTTGGCGAAACATATTCAGAAAAAGGTAAGTTCGTTTCGATGTATAGATTCGAAGATTCTACTAGCGAAAAATACGTACTGTTAGTAGATACTGTTGCGGGTCAAACATTTACTGCGAATGATCAAATTCAAATCTATCGTCAAATGATTGTAAATGGTACAACTAAAACTGTAAGACTACTAAATGGTACAGTAGAATCAATTAAGAACTACGAGTATCATTCTATCATTCCTAGATTAAATGTTGATAAAAAGCCAACTAGCGAACTAACTCTAAAAATGAGTGGTACTTTCTTAGAAGGCTCTAATTTCTCAGAAGATCCTAACTACTTCAATATTTCTGATTCTGAAGAAAAAACATTCGCAGATAAATCTAGATACTTGCTAAGTTATAGCAACGAAGCCAATGGAAGTATCCTGGCTGGTAATTCTTCCTTACAAGTTCAAGCTGTACTAAATGCTACGAATGAATATGTCGCTCCAATTATTCGACTTGACGGTTCGCAGATGTTACTCGTTACAAATAGAGTAAACGCTAATACAACAAACGAAACAACTCGCGAAGGTGCTGCTGATGCGAAATATGTTTCTCGCGTTATCGGACTAGCTGATGGTCAAGACGCAGAAGATATTAAAGTTTATGTTGATGCATACAAACCTAAGAACACTGGTGTTGTAGTTTACGGTAAGTTCCAAGCAGCCGAAGATTTTAGAGATTTTGATAGTCTTCCTTGGATCGAACTAACTCAAGTGACGCCAGCAGGTGTTTATTCAGATCCTAAGAATCTAAATGACTTCCGCGAGTTTGAATTCGAAATTCCTGCTAACTACAAGAACAACGAAGGATACTTTGCTTACAGCGCAACTGCTCCCGAGACAGGTGACTTCGTTCGCTTCAAGAAATACAGCATTAAAATTGTATTGACAGCAGATTCAGGTTATGAATATAACCCACCTAGAATTACTGACCTACGAGTTATCGCGCTGCAAAAATGACGAATTATTTGAAAATTGAAGATGCTCCAGATTTAGTAAAAGATACGAATTCTGGAGCAGTACTAAATACTAATGTACAAGCGTTAGAAGCATATCGCAAAAGACGCGAAAAGTTTAGTAAGGTCGATGAGTTAGAAAACAAAGTTGTTTCATTAGAACAAAACATAAATGAGTTAAAATCGCTAATCATAGCGGTTCTGGCGGAGAGAAAATAAATGGCAATTACATTCGCAAACGTCGCGAACACAGATACCTTTTCGACTTGGTTGACAAGAACCAACCAAATGGCGAATGCGTTTGTGCAGGTCGTTACGGTAGAATCAAATACTGCTTCTGGTAACGCAGCGGTCAGTGGCTACTTTGTGGCTAACGGTTTCGTCGGAAACAACATTACTGTGACTGGTTCAGCTGGCGGAAACTTAACTGTTTCTTCTGCTAACTTAGTAATCGCTAGTAATTCAAAATTATCTGCTGTCGGTTCGCTTGCTGTTAAAGGCACAATGACTATTGACGCGCTAAGTAGCGTCAACACTGGTACAGCTGCGAACGCAACTCACTATCTTTTGGCTGCTAACAGCGCCAACGGTAGTAGCTGGTACTATGCAGCTGTTCCAACTTCCTTTTCAGGAAACTCTAACTTTGACTCAGGAACTTTGTTTGTTGATTCAGTAAACAACAGAGTCGGTGTAAACAATACAACTCCTGATGCTGCTTTGACTGTAACTGGTACTGCTAATATTTCTGGTAACGTTGCTATTGGTGGCGGTCTAATAACCAGCACAAATAACGCTTTCCAAGCTAACGCTACATTCTCTGATAGAATTACCGTATCTAATTTTGCTACATTCTCAAATAGCATCACAGTTACAAATACCGCAACTTTCTCAAATACAATTACTGTTTCTGGTAATGTCGCATTTGGTACTACTAGAATTACAGCTAATGGCGGTGTCGGTACAGCTGGACAAGTTCTAACTTCTGGCGCAGGAACTGGAAATGTGTATTGGTCTAGCGCAGCTGCTGGTACTATAACAAACATTGCTTCTGGCGACGGTTTAACTGGCGGACCAATTACTTCAACTGGTACTTTATCAGTTCTAGCAGGCTCTGGTATTATTGCTAACTCTAGTGGTTTGTTTGTAAATGCGACTGCTATTGCAGTTGGTACTTTACCAATCACTCGTGGTGGTACGGGAACTTCTACTGCAACTGGTACTGGTTCAGTAGTTCTTTCTGCTTCTCCAACCTTTACTGGTACGATTAATGCACAGATTTTAAACATCGGTAACACTAGCATATCGGGTAATTTAAGCGTCGATGGTTTTGCTAATATTATTTCTACTGCAAACGTCGGTGGTGCTGTAAATCTACGAAGCACCCTTGCTGTAAATGGCGCAGTAACAATTGTTAATACAATGGCTGTCGGTAATACCACGCTAACAGGCACGCTAAGTGTTTCTGGAAACGTCGCGACTGGCAATGTTGTTACAACTGGTAATAATACTACAACTGGAAACACAACTATTTCTGGTACATTAAATGTAGCGAACGGAATTGTTCTTTCAACGAATGCAGTGGCTCTTGGTATTGAACAGTCGCTAACTCTTGCTCTTTCTGATGAAACTACTACCATTACTACTGGTACAGCGAAAATAACATTCCGCGCTCCATTTGCTTGGACTCTGACTAGAATTCCTCGTGCTTCTTTAGCAACTGCTTCTGTTTCTGGAAATCCAACAGTTGATATTAATGTAAACGGTTCTACTATCTTAAGTACAAAATTAACGATCGACGAAAACGAAAAAACAAGCACAACTGCTGGTACTGCTGCAGTTCTATCATCAACCAGTATTGCTGATGACGACGAAATTACTATGGATATCGACGTGGCTGGTGGTGGCGCGAAGGGACTAAAAGTAACACTATACTACAAGCGAGCCTAATATGGGCGGGTTTTTGTTAAATTCTTATATTGTTAGACAAACGACGGGCGGAACCTCGCGTTCAACATCAACAGCATTTAACACTACGTATGTGACTTTTTATGTTACTGGATATGATACTAATTTTGAAACACAAAAATCAACTGATACAAGCCAGCTAACATCTAAATCTACAGATACTACAACAGTTTACAATACTGTTTATACTACTGTATTTGAAACTTCTAATGAAGTTTCTACTACCACAAAATACAATACGACCATTACTACAACGTTCTTTGATGGCGAACAGGAAGTTACAGAAGTCTACGAAATACCAACAAGTAGAAGTACATTAACAGGAACAGCTCGCGACACTAATACAACAGTATTGACAACATATGCAACAACCACTGTATTCAATACCAATACTGCTTATCTTACTTCTCTTGCTACGACGCCATCTACTAACAGAGTAACTACAACTTCCGCAGCGACTAGTACCTCTAACGCAACTGGAACCTCAAGATCAACAACATCAGCTTTTGATACAACGACTACGTATTTAACGCTATACGCTACTGTATTTGGTACCTCTAATGAAGTTTCTACGACAACCGTTTATCTTACAGAAATAACAACTACAGTATCTGGCGAACCAGTCGATGTTCCCAAAGAAGTAAGTAGAAGTACATTAACTGGTACAGCTCGCAGTACAGATACAACAATATTAACAACATATGCGACGACTACTGCATATGGTACAACCACAACATACGTAATTGGTGGGGATACTCAAACTATATTTGAAACATCTGAACAAATCTTCACTACGATTAAGGGAGACCAGTCGTTCTTAAGAAACAGTATCTACGAAACTGCTAGAACAACTGCGTCTGGTGTAGTAACTTCTAGAACAACTGATACTTCTATTTTTACTGATACTTCTAAAAATACTTCTTTTGTTACCGCCACTGTATTCGCGTCTGTCTATGACACTAGCAAAATTACATCTACGTCCACTTCAAAAGCAACTGGAACTTCAAAAGAAACAACAACAGTCTTTGATACGACCACGGTGTTTAATACAACAACTACGTATGGTACGACAACAACATTCGGCACTGTTTTATTTAATACTACCACCAAATATGATACAGAAGTATTTACAGAAACTTTTGATGACGAAAACAAAAAGTTTGTACTAACATCTACAGCTTTTGAAACAAGCAAATTAACTGAAACTGGAACAATTACTGTTAGAGCAACAAACACATCAAAATCTACTGATACCTCTAAATCAACTGCATATAGTACCTCTACGGTGTTTGTTTCTGTTTATGAAACGGCTGGATCGACCTCTAAGTCTACTTCTAAAACGACCGCGACCACGACGTCGTTTAATACTTTTTATGGTACAACTACTAAATATGACACGTTATTCGCTACTGGCGCGTCAGTATCAAAATCCACGACTGCGGCGACCTCTAGATCTACTGATACATCATTTATGACTATCGTTGGAACAATTGTTACAACAGAAATTGATGGTGACACACAACAATATACTAGCGAACTTCAATAAGGCTATCTTATGGCAACTAAACTAAATCTATTCATCGACCAAGGAACCGACTTCTCGACAACGATTGAAGTCGCAGATGATGCTGGTGTTCCAATTAATCTATCGACATTTACTGGTCGTTCGCAGATGCGCAAACACTATACGTCAACTACGTTTAATTCGTTTACTGTTACTGGTGATGCCAATGGTGTAATTACTGTTTCTATGAATGCTGCTACAAGCGCGAACATTACTGGCGGTAGATATGTTTGGGATTTAGAACTTGTTTCTTCTGGAAACGTGGTCTCAAGAATCGTAGAAGGTATTGTTACTATTAACCCTGAAGTTACGAGATAACTAAATATGGTTACGGTAGTGAAATCCAACAATCGAAATGCTCTTAGTCTAAAAGTTGTTGCATCTGGTGGCTCAATTACGCCATCTACACAGGCTGGTGCTGTTACTGTTACTTCTGCTGCGGGTGTTACTGCAGCAGTTACACGATTAGATTCATTGGTTGATGTGGTGGAATCAACCCCTGCGAACAATTCCACATTAGTTTATTATTCTGCCAACGACACTTATGTTGTCGAACAATTAAACTTAGACGGAGGTTCATTCTAAAATGGCCAATAAAATTCAAATCAAACGTAGTACCACCAACGCAGCACCTACTGGTCTTGCGAATGGTGAATTAGCGTATACCTCGAATGGCGAGATACTATTCTTAGGTCACCCAGATGGGTCGACTGGTAGTATCGCAATCGGTGGTAAACGCGCTCCTGGTACATTAACCGCTAACCAAGCCCTTGTCGCTAACTCTACACTAGGTATTGACAAAGTAATCGTCGCTAACCTAGTTCCAAATCAAATCTATGCCAACGGTGCAATCGGTTCCAACGGACAAGTTCTTGTTTCTGGCGCTGCTGGTAACGTATACTGGGTGACTCCATCAGAAGGTGTGTCTTATGACCTACTTGCTGTTGCCAATACTGAAGCTAACAAAGGTATTCTACAATTAGACGCATCTGTTGGCGCAAACGATGATGTATTCTTTATCGGTGCTGGTGGTGTTACTGTTTCTTCTAACTCTACCGCAATTTTAATCACTGGACAACAGGGCGACATTACTGAAGTTGTTGCTGGAAACGGTTTAACTGATGGTGGTACTTCTGGTAGCGTAACACTCAATGTTGGTGCTGGTAACGGTATTGATGTCGCTGCTGATGCTGTTGCTGTTAAAGCTAATAACGGTATTATCGCTAACTCTAGCGGTGTATTCGCTGATGCTGCCAATGGTATCTCGGTAGACGCTTCTGGTATTAACGTTCTTCGCGGTGACGGTACTCTTACTGTAAACGCAACTGGTGTTTATGTTAATACTGCAAATCTATCTGTTGCTACTTCTCAGCTATCTGGTGATGTTGCTCTAGGTACACAAACTTCTGGTAACTATGTTGCTACTATTTCAGCTGGTGCTGGTATTTCTGGATCAGGTTCTTCAGAAGGCAGTGCTGTAACAATCGCTGTCGTAGCAAATAATGGTATTATCTCTAATACAAGTGGTGTATTCGCTGATGCTGCTAACGGTATTTCGGTTGATGCTTCTGGTATTAATGTAACAGCTGGTGACGGTCTTGTTGCTAACGCAACTGGCGTTCACGTTGTTGCTGCCAACGGTATTTCTGTTTCAGCTGATGCGGTCGGTGTAACAACTGGTTCAACTCTAACTGTAAACACCTCTGGTATTCACGTCAACAGTTCGCTTTCGATTACTGACCTAACACTATCTGGTAATCTTGATATCAATGGCACACTAACCACAGTTGATACTACTAACCTATCTGTAACTGATAGCATTATCTCGTTGGCTCGTAGCAATGCGGTAGATACACTTGATATTGGTTTCTATGGTACATTCAATGACGGCGCAACCAAATATTCTGGTCTGTTCCGCGATGCTTCTGATGGTGTCTTTAAGCTGTTCTCTGGTCAAATTCCAGAACCAACGACGACCGTTGATACTGCGAACGTAAACTTTGCTTTCGCGACACTACGATCGTTCTTAAATACTGGCGCATTGATTGCTAACTCAAGTGTTGTAAACATTACTGCTAACTCGACTGTTTCGGTTGCATTAACTGCTAACACTTTGAGCTTGACAACTGCTCTACCAGCAACTTCTGGTGGTACAGGAACTGGAACTTATGCTCTCGGCGACTTGCTAGTTGGTGGTGCAGGTAATACGCTATCAAAACTAACAGTTGGTGCAGACGGCAAGGTTCTACAATCTAATGGTACTTCTGTAGTCTATGCTGATCTAGATGGCGGTACGTTCTAAAATTAAATAGGAGTTATTATGAGTGAAGCTGTATTTGTAAATGTGTATATTGAGAATATTAAACAGGCTCTTTTTGATGAGATTTCAAAACATCTAATCACTAAGAGCCAGCTCGATCTAATGTCAAAACAATTAGAGGAAGCAACTGCGAAGCTACAAAAGCTGGAAGCTAAGAATAAGAAAATCGCAGAATAACTTAAAGCCCACTTCGGTGGGCTTTCTTTTAGAGTATAAATAAATGTATGGCTACTAATCTAAAGAAAACATCTGTCGCTGGTCGTGTCCCGAACACCTTCGTATTAAGTACCGATGGTGATATTGGGGTAAACACACACGATGGTAAAATGTATATTTCAAATTCAAGTAATGTGTTTGAAGTTGGCGCAAATATTAGTGGTAACAGTTATGTTGGTGGAAATTTAACTATTGATTCTGGTATATTAAGTTGGAATACGCTAGAAGATTGTTTAGATATTCAGCAAGAAGACGGTTCTACATTACAAACTGGTTTGGAATCTTATATCAAAGTTAGAAATTACACTGGCGGAGTATTAACTAATGGTACATTAGTCCAGTTCTCTGGTATAAATGGCAATGGTAATCCCACATGTGTTCCTTTACTCGCTAACTCTACATTTGATCCTTTGTACACAATCGGTGTTCTAACTAATGATATTCCAAACGGAGAAGTTGGGAGAGCAACTACTCTTGGAAAAGTAAGAGGGATAAACACAACTGGTGCTGCTGTCGGAGAAAGTTGGAGTGCGGGCGATTTGCTTTGGGCTTCCACTACAGCGGCTGGTGGTCTAACTAAAATAAAACCAACTGCGCCGAATCCAGCGATTTCTGTTGCTGCTGTAACTGTAGTCGGAACTACCACAGGCGAATTATTAGTTAGACCAACTATTTCTCCCAGACTATATTATGGTTCATTTTCAGACACCACGACACAATCTGCTGTACTTGCTAATACCGCATATCCAATTAAGTTTGATACTACGGATTCTGCTTCTGGCCATTCCGTAGCAAGTAGATATTCTGGAAGCAACAACGCAATAGTTGCATTAGCATCTGGTTTATACAACTATCAATTTTCGCTTCAGTTTAGTTCGACGACCAACCAAACTCGTGACATATGGATTTGGCCAAGAAAAAACAACGTTGATATTCCTAACTCTGCTACCAGAATTAGTATTACTGATTCGACAACATATGTTGTTGCGGCTTGGAACTTTATTGTTTCTATGCAGGCAAACAATGACTTTCAACTAATGTGGGCTGCGGAAGAAGGTTCAAATACAATATCAATTACAGCGTTTTCTGCTACTGCGTTTTGTCCTGCTACCCCTAGCGTTATTTTATCTGTAACAGAAGCATCATTATAAATAGACCTGAGTAAATACTCAGATAATCCGTCAGTAGATACTGACAAACGGAGATAGGCAAATGCCAAATAGATTTCAAATAAAACGAACTACTACCTCTGGCTTACTACCAAACGTAAGCAACGTAGCTAACACCTCGTACATCGCCGCAGGTGAATTAGCAATCAATCTTACCGACAGGAAACTATTGTCTTCCAATGGCTCAGCGACATTTGAAATTGGCGCGAACCTTGCAAGTATGGTTGTCGGAACTGGCTTTACTTTAACAAGCGGTAATGCAAACTTTGATAGCGGTGTTCTATTTGTTGATGGTACAAACAACCGAGTTGGCATTGGTAACACAACTCCTGGTCACGCTTTATCAGTAACAGGCACAACTAACTTAGGTGGTGTAGTAACAGCTACTGCAAATGTTATACTTGGTACAACTACTATATCTGCTAACGGTAGTGTTGGTACTGCTGGCCAAATTCTAACTTCTGGTGAGTCTGGTAATGTTTACTGGTCTACTGGTGGAGGTGGATCTCCTGGTGGTGCTAATACACAAATACAGTTTAATGATAGTGGTTCGTTTGGTGGTGATGCAGGTCTGACTTATAACAAAACAACTGATGCACTAACAGTTGCTGGTGCACTTACTGTTAATGGCGCAGTCACTGTTCCAAATACTGCTGCTCTTGGTAACACGACTATAACTGGATTTGTAAACGCAACTTCTTCTGTTAATGCAGCATCATTTACAATAGATACTACAGTTGTTGCTAACAGCACCGCTGTTTATGCTACCAGATTAAATTCTAAAACAGAAGGCAACTTAAACGTAAACAATGCAGTTACATCTGGCGCTGTTACTGTTACCGATACTAGAGCAGCTCAAACCACACCAGAAACTTTAGCTTTACCACTTGTTGATTTTGATTTTAAACAAAATACAACAGAAGGATTATCTGATGGTGGAACTTATTTTGGTGAGATGACATTTAGACCATATGGAACTACTACCGACTGGTCAGGCGGTCCATCTCATCAGTTGGGTTTTACTTCTAATAATAATGTTTATCATAGAAGCGGAACCAACACAACATGGGGAACTTGGGCTAGACTGTATAAAGAAGGAACTGTTCTTGCTGCTGGCAACACGACTATAACTGGTTTCGCTAACGTAACAACAACAGCAACAGTCGGAACTGGCTTTACTTTAACCAGTGGTAATGCAAACTTTGACAGTGGTGTATTGTTTGTTGATGGAACAAACAACCGTGTTGGTGTGGGCAACACAACTCCTGGCCACGCTTTATCAGTAACAGGTACAACTAATTTAGGTGGTGCGGTTACAGGTATTACAACTCTAGCTGCTGGCAACACGACTATAACTGGATTTGCTAACGTAACAACAACAGCAACAGTCGGAACTGGCTTTACTTTAACCAGTGGTAATGCAAACTTTGACAGCGGTGTTTTGTTTGTTGATGGAACAAACAACCGTGTTGGTATTGGTACTGCTTCGCCAGTAGTTAGATTAGATGTTTCAGGTGGCGAAGTTCGAATAGCAAATGATATAGGCTCAACATTTGGCGGTCAATTTAAATTAGTCAATAGTGCTTCTGGCGCAACAAACACTGATAAAAGTTTCCGCGTTGGTCCAACCGGAACTTTGGAAATAATCAACAGCGCGTATAACGCTGTGCCTTTTACATTTACAGATTCGGGAGTATTCCAAGCATCAAGCGATATTCGTGCTCCAATCTTCTACGATAGCGCAAATACATCTTTTTACCTAGATCCAGGATCTACATCTAACTTAAATGGACTTACAGTTGCGTCTACGATAACTGGCTCGATTACTGGAAACGCAGGAACTGCGACCACTTTACAAACTGCTAGAACCATTAACGGTGTATCGTTTAACGGTTCTGCTAATATTACAATTACTGCAAATACTACTAATACCTTAACAAGAGGTACATATCTAACTGGTGATAATTTCAATGGATCAGCGGCTACTACTTGGGCTGTTGATGCCACAACTACTGCGACTGCAAGCAAAATTGTTGCTCGTAACAGCAGTGGCGATGACTTTAGACGCTATGGATTTGCCGAATACTTTAACATGAGCCACGCAGCAAGCGGTGCAACAACTGACACTGTCTTTTATTCGTCTGGTGATGACTATATCAGAAAAAATAATGCTACTGGCTTTAGAGCATCATTAAACGTACCAACACGTACAGGTGGTGATGCTTCTGGCACTTGGGGAATCAGCGTAACTGGTAATGCAGGCACGGTCACTAATGGTGTCTATACCACAGGCGACCAAACCATCGGTGGGACTAAGACATTTAGTACCGAGTTAAGAGTTCCTTCTTTCGCAGGAACTAACAGCTTTATTAGTGGCACAGGCGACAGCGCATCTCTATCTACATACAACTTTGCGTTGAGTGGATGGAATGGAATGGCGTTTTATAACCCTACTGTTGGAGGGGCTTTTCCAAATGCAACGTCTGGATTTATAGATTTTCGTAATGGCATTTTGTCTATGCGCGGCGATTTACGCGCTCCCATATTCTACGACAGTGATAATACTGGTTACTATATTGATGGTAATTCTACATCCATTTTATACAATTTAAGATGTACTTCTGGATTTGATTTAACTACTAACGATGTTTATGCTAGTATGCGCGTTGTAAGAAATGCTCTTACTTCAGGAGGTACCGCAGATGGTATGTATATTGGCTATCAAAATGGTAACAGTGGTCTCACAAGAATATATGGCGGTGGCGCTACTGGCGGCGAACTAGTTAAACATTCTGACCACACTTCAGAAGTAAACTCGTTTCGCGCTCCGATATTCTACGATAGCGACAATACTGCATACTTCTTAAATGCTGCTAGTTCCTCTACTATAAATGAAATAAGCATGGTTGGTCTTTTGACTGGTAAAACATCTGCTGCAACTGATGTAAACACAGCAAATGATACTGGTTCGTTCTCTGCAAGAGGTAATACTTCTACTGTTGCTTCTATGTCGTTCCATCGTACTAGCGCATACGCTATAAACATGGGGCTTGGCACAGACAATGTGTTCCGTATCGGTGGATGGTCGGCTTCAAACAACGCCTTCCAGATGGACGGCTCTGGCAACCTGACAATGCTGAACAATGTCACGGCATATTCTGACGCCAGACTGAAAACAGACATTGTTAAGATTGAAAACGCTTTAGATAAGGTACAGCAACTTAACGGATACACATACACCAGAACTGATACAGGTTCTAGACAAGCTGGTGTTATTGCGCAAGAAGTTATGAAAGTTCTTCCCGAAGTTGTCATGGGAAGCGAAGAAACAAACTACAGTGTTGCGTATGGTAATATGGTAGGATTGTTAATTGAAGCAATTAAAGAACAACAAGCTCAGATCGATAAATTAACAAATCTAGTCGATAAATTACTAACTAAATAATTAGTAAACAAATTAGGAGATACAAATGTCACTTACATATACATGGAAAATTACAGGCTTAAAGAAGCGCAATGATCCTTCAGTTGAACTGGATGATATCATTGTTCAAACTTACTGGGAATGCAAAGGCACAGACGCAAATGGCAACTCAGGAGCATTTAACGGAGCAACTCCATTTGAACCTGATCAAGTCGATCCAGAAAACTTTACTAGTTATGAAACCCTAACCGAAGCGCAAGTTATCGGTTGGATCCAAGATGTTGTCAATAACAATCCTGGATATAAAGCACATATCGACGAACAGATTCAAAAGCAAATTAACGCGGTAATTGTTCCAATCGTTGATATTTCTGTAGAAAACATGCCTTGGGCAGAACTAGTAACAACAGAAGAGCCAGCTAACCCTAGCGTTTAATATTATTAATACATAGTTAAGGAAAACATTATGACTAACCCCGAACTCGACTCCAAATTGGTTGAAAATCAACAGCAACAACAAATTCCAAACGTGACCATTGAAGTGAATGTAAATGAACTCAATGTTATTATGGGCGGTTTACAAGAACTCCCACATCGCGTTGTAGATCCTATTCTTCGTAAGATAATGGAACAAGCGCAAGCTCAATTACAGAGATAATAATGCCATTACAGTTATCAGGCACAATCACTCTTGCTCAAATTCAAACTGAATTCGGAGGATCTAATCCGATCAGCTTGAGTGAGTATTACCGTGGTGGTGGATTGGTGCCAAATACGGCAGCTAACGCTAACATTCCTACGTCAGGAATTATTAGACTTTCAAATTTTTATGGAGGGTCTAATACAGTATCAGTCACTACTGTTTACCAAACTTCGCGCGGTACAAATACGTCTAGATCTACTACGACTGCTTATAGCACATTTTATCTTACAACATTCTTGGATGGTAAGCAATCAATTTCTGAAGAAACAAGTAGAGGCACATCTAGATCTACAACAACTGCTTATGATACAACAACCAGCTTCGATACCTCTAGAAGCACGTAATAAATATAACATGAAAGGAGATTATTATGAATATACAAACTGATGAAAATGGCGCTCCAGTGAACGTCGAGATGGTAAACCGCAAACTTGAATCTTTCGTAGAAGTGGTTTTACAAAAAATGATTGATGTTGAAAAAGAAATTAAATCATTGAAAAAACGAGTGAAAGATTTAGAAAAATAATCAAGGAATTTTGTGATGGAAGAAACAAAACCAAAACCCAAAAAGAAATCGTTTATGTACATGTCGTCGAACGAATGGCTCGGCGACTCAGTTACACATTTTATGAAAACTGGAAATGCGCTTCGTTCTGACGAAAATGACGACCTAGCAAACATCTCTAATCTAATTCCTAAGAGCGTAAATGGTGTAAAGGTTGAATACGACATTTCATACGAATCACCAAAAGATCGTATTCATGGCTACAAGTACACAGATTTGCTGACTAAAGTCGTAATGCTTTCACCATGTAATTCAACAATAGCAGTTCAGAATTTGATTGAACAGATTAAGAAAGGACCAACCGAAGAAGGCTTGGCTGTTCTTAATAAAATAAAAGCCAATCTAACTGACAAATATCTGCTCGACGAAGAAAGCGACTTACCTGTAAAAGAACTTGTAATTCTTCCAGGAACCAATCTACTAACCAAAGAGGGTGGTTGGTGTGATATGGAAAAGATTGACCAGCTTGTTAAAGATGGCGCGTATGTTAAGCTACATCCAATCACTGCTAAGGTTTGGCAGACTATGCTTGCTAAACGCTGGGGTGATAAGTGCGTTAATAACGATGTGGCTTTGTATCCGCTTTTAAAGAAATGCGACAAAGCATATTTCTGTATGAGTTCTGAAACTGGATTATCAGCTACTATTTTAGGAAAGAAACTTGGACTCATCGATCTAAAAGAACGCAAAGGTCGCGGAACTTTTGAGAATGTGTACAATGCGCTAGATCGTTGTGGTGTTAAGGATACTCTATACAATAAACTGGCTGCTCTGTTCTCTCATCCAGAATCAGGTTTTGTTTGCGTATATCACGACAATTATCAGGAGCGTGTTGATACGTATTTTACTCACATGAAAGAAAAGTATAAACACAAAGAATGAAAACTTTAGTTATTATAGCAACTCACCACGGGTCGTTTCTTACAATTAAATCGGCATTGAAAAACTCTTCGCATGATAAACTCATCGTTATCGTGCCAAAATCACAAGTTGACAAGTACCATAAAATGTACGAAGACAATGTTCATAAGAATGCAGAATTTGAAGTATTCAAAAATTATGATAGAACAATTACTCAGTTCTGTGGAACTGAGGTGTTTGTCGTAGACGATTGGGATCCAGCAAACTCCGTAAGTTCTACCGTTGAGACACTTATGGCGTTAGAAAGTAAAGGACTACACGTGGTCGTTGGCGCTGGTTTGTTAATTCTAAAAGATCCTTTTAGCAAATCATTAACAGAATTGATGGATTCTAATCGATTGGCTATTAGCAAACCGCGTGTGTATGGCGATAACAAACGACTTAACATGTACCATATGATCGGGTTGTCTAAAGAAGATTTAAGTTATGATGCAAACGTGTTTGCTCTAAACATGGATCTGTTTGAAGAAATTACCGTTTCCGACGGCAGGTTAATTCAAGAAGCCATTTCTAACAAAAAGTTTGTAAAATTGCCAAGAGAATACAATATGAAACACGACGCGTTGATTGGGACAGCGATCTCTGCGCGCGAAACAGTAATGCATGGCACTAGGGCTAGTAAGTCTTCTATTGTAAACTTTTGGATGCCAGTTATTAAGAAATATGAAGATTTGTACCCAGAGGAAACTTTTGGGTATCTATTTGACGTTTATCTAGACTATGCAGAACAAGTCGAGGACTATCTACCAGCTTCGACTTATAATAGAATAAAACAAAATGGCGAAGCTACTAAATACTGGATAAAGGATATTCGAGATAATATCCTCGGATAACACGGAGAACCACAATGGCTGTTCCAGCAACTAGAGCTCAATTCAAAGAATATTGCCTTCGTAAGCTAGGCAAGCCAGTTATTGAAATTAACGTTGACGACGACCAAGTCGAAGATCGTATTGATGAATCAATTCGCTATTTTTGGGATTACCACTTTGATGGTTCACACAGAACTTACTACAAGCATATCGTAACACAAACTGATATAGATAACAAATACATTACGATGCCCGAGAATATCATCGGCGCGATCAATATTTTTGATATCGGCGATGCAGTAAATACGAACAACCTTTTTAATATTCGTTATCAGATTGCCCTTAACGATCTGTATACTTTAACCTCGCAGTCCATGGTTCCGTACTTCATGGCTATGCAACATATTCAGTTCCTAGAAGAATTATTGGTCGGTAAACAACCTATTCGCTACGAACGCCATCGCGATCGTTTGCACGTTGATATGGATTGGGAAAAAGTAAGTATTGGAAATTATATCATCGTAGAAGCATACGAAGTAGTTGATCCAGATGTATGGACTGATGCTTGGGGTGATCGCTGGTTGCAGAATTACTGCACCGCAAAAATTAAATATCAGTGGGGTTCAAACCTAACCAAGTTTACTGGTCTAAACCTTCCTGGTGGCGTGCAGTTTAACGGTGAGAAAATTCTAGACGATGCTGCAGCCGAACTTGCCAAGATGGAAGAAGAAATGCTAAACAGCTATTCGCTTCCAAATATGGATATGATTGGCTAATGGCAACCAATTTTTTCTTTAACAACTTCGGAAACTCGATGGAGCAAGGTCTTATCGAGGACCTAGTTGTGGAATCAATTAAGATCTATGGTATCGATTTGTATTATCTACCAAAGAGAACTGTCGCTAGAGATACAGTATTCCGCGAAGAAGAATTGGTGACTTTTAATACAGCTCATCCTGTTGAGATGTATATTAAGAACGTTGATGGCTTCGAGGGCGAGGGCGACTTTATGTCGAAGTTCGGTCTTGAGATCCGCGATCGAATTACATTTACTGTTTCTCGTCGTAGTTTTGCCAGCGAAATTCTTACACAAGAATCGAACATGGTGCGCCCATTAGAGGGCGACCTAATCTGGTTCCCACTAACTCGTAAGATGTATACGATTAAGTTTGTTGAGCACGAAGCTATATTCTATCAGCTTGGTTCGCTACAAACATTCGATATGACTTGCGAATTATTTGAATACAACAACGAAACATTTGATACTGGTATTCCAGATATCGATCAAGTTTATGCTGAACTCGATGTTGATATCAATACAGCGATTGCATCATCAGTAACACTAACAGATATTCAAGCACAGAACGAAGAATTTGAAACAGACGGACAGTCAGGAATTCTGGACTTTAGCGAGATGGATCCATTCTCAGAAGGAAATGATTACTAATGTTTGGTCACGAGTTTTACCACGAGCATTTACGCAGATACATCGTTGTGTTTGGAACGATGTTTAACAACATCGTTGTCTCAAGAAAGACAACCGCTGGCGTAGTTGACAAGCGAATCAAAGTTCCTATCTCGTACTCACCACGCGATAAGCTATTAGCGCGTATTGAAACAGATCCTAATCTAAGAAAGCCAGATGCGGTTTCTTTACCACGTATGGGTTTCGAAATGACTTCCATGACGTATGCTGGTGAGCGCAAATTAAGCACAATTAAGAAGTTTACTGCAGCTGGAACTAATGGAAACAACCGTACAATTATGTACGCGCCAGTTCCATACGACGTAAACTTTCAATTAAGCATCATGGTAAAGAACGCGGAGGATGGTACTCAAATACTTGAGCAGATCCTTCCATTCTTTACTCCAGAATGGACTAATACCGTTCAGCTAATAGACGACATGGATATTAAGTTAGATATTCCTCTTGTATTAGTTTCTGTTTCTTCAGACGACACATACGACGGTGATTTTGAAACTCGGCGCGCATTAATCTGGACTTTAGATTTTACTATGAAGTGTTACTTCTTTGGTCCAACAAAAACCAAAAAACTAATTAAGTTGGCAAATGTCAATTTCTTTATCGACGGATTTGATACAGCTATTGGTTCTTCGAATACTGTTTTAGAACGAGTGACAATACAACCAGGATTAGCACCAACAGCTAACTTGGCTGGAACTATTTCTTCCTCTGGTAATTTAGTTACAGGTTCAGCAACTTCATTTACTACAACTATGGCAGTTGGTAATTATGTAATTGCCGTGTCCCCCACCGCTGCTGATCAATTTAAGCGCGTTACATCGATTGCCAATAATACATCTATGAGAGTTGAGTCAGCATTTAGCGCAAGTTTGGTGGCAAGCAACTACCAGTCGACATATAATGGAACTGGTACAGCTAATTCTCAATTAACTGTTGACAAAGACTACATTTTGGTCACCGATGACTGGGATTATATCGTAACGATAGAAGACGTATAAAATATGAACAGTATTATGGATAACTTGACCAAAGCATTAGAAATGAATCCTCTTGTGGTCGAAGAACAAAAAGAAGAACAGCTTCCTGCGGTCGTCGAAGAAACAAACGACGCTGAGCAGGACTTTGAGCTTGCGCGCAAAAATCTACAAGAACTCGCTAAGAAAGGCAACAAGGCTCTCGACGAGTTGATTATGCTGGCTAAGAATAGCGAGCACCCTCGTGCATACGAAGTAGTTGCCACGCTAATTAAAACACTAGCTGATACCAATAAAGACTTGCTTGACACCCGAAAGAAAAAATTAGATATTGATAAAGCTCGTGGCGCGTCACCTAATAGCGACGCTAAAACAGTCAACAATAATCTGTTCGTCGGCTCTACTGCTGAACTACAAAAGTTTCTAAAAGATCGCGCTAAAAATCTGGAGTCAGATGAATGAGTGCAGTGCTTGAAGAAGATTATGATATCGAGATTGAACATAATGGTGTAAATGGTAATCCGCTTCTAAAGCCAGTCGGTATGCAAATCGAATGGCAACCTTGGCAGATTGAAGAATATCTAAAATGCAAAGAAGATCCGATCTACTTCTGTGAGAAATATGTAAAGATTATCTCTCTTGACGAGGGTGTAATCAACTTTAAGATGTTTGACTTTCAGAAGCGATTCGTACGAGCTGCTAAACAGAATCGCTTTACTATCGTTCGTTGCGGTCGCCAGATGGGTAAGACTACTACCGCGACTGGTTTATTGTTACACGAAGGCTTGTTTGCTGACAATCCATCGTACATCGCTATCCTTGCCAACAAAATGGATACGGCTCAGGAAATTCTTGACCGTATTCAAATGGCATACGAAAACCTGCCATTGTGGATGCAACAAGGTGTTGTAGCTTGGAACAAACGAAGCTTCGCACTAGAAAATGGCGCCAAGTTTATCTGCGCACCAACTTCAAGTTCTGCTATTCGTGGTAAGTCTATCTCAGTTCTGTATCTCGACGAATTTGCTCACATTCCGCCGCACATTCAGCTAAAGTTCTTTACCGCTACATATCCAGTTATTTCCTCTGGTAAACAGACCAAAATTATCATTACATCCACGCCAAACGGTATGGAACTGTATTACAAGCTGTGGACTGACGCTATTAAGAAACGAAACAGCTATACAGCGGTTGACGTTCACTGGTCTGAATATCCTGGACGCGACGAAAAGTGGAAAGAAGAAACAATCAACAATACTTCTCCTGAGCAGTTCCGTCAGGAATACGAAGTAGAGTTCCTTGGCTCTAGTAACACGCTATTGTCAGCTGAGTGCTTGCAACGACTAACCTATGAAGATCCTATTTCAACCCACGGATCGACTAAGATTTACTCGTTACCGAATCCAGAACACCGTTATGTAATGACAGCTGACGTAGCACGAGGTGTCGGGGGCGACTATTCTACGTTCGTCGTCGTTGATGTAACTGAGTTCCCGTATAGGGTAGCTGCGGTCTATCGAGATAATAACGTAGAACCACAGTTGTTCCCGCACTTTATTAATGAATCACACAAGTTCTATAACTTTTGTCCAATTTTAGTTGAAACTAACGACATTGGCCAGCAGATCGCCGAGATGCTAATTACAGATTTCGAGAACGAAGGAGTGCTGAGAGTCACGCAAACTGGTCGCAAGGGTCAGGTTTTGGGTGGCGGATTTAACAAACAATCAAGAGTTGGTCTAAAGACAACTCAGCCTACAAAGCGAGTTGGTTGTTTGAACATGAAGGCTTTGATCGAGAACAACAAACTAGTCATTAACGACTACGATTTGTTGAGTGAACTCTCTACTTTTATAAGTAAAGGGACGTCTTACGAAGCCGAGTATGGTAAACATGACGATCTTGTTATGTGTTTGGTATTATTTGCTTGGATGACAAATCAAAATTATTTCAAAGATTTATTAGAAACCGATGTCAGAAAGAACTTAATGGAAGAGCGAGAAAAAGAGTTGGAAGACGACATGTTACCATTCTTTTCCGATGATGGAATGGGCTTTGAAGACGAAGTCCATATGTCTGCATTCGACCGTGAACTATTCTTCTAAAACCGTATTTTACTAAATATATTACAAAATATTATTATATTTCTGGCTCTATTTTGAACAAGGAGAAACAAGATGGCATTCCAAGTCAGTCCAGGTATCAATGTAAGAGAAATTGACCTGACCACCGTCGTACCAGCAGTTTCCGCTTCTGTTGGCGCGTTTGCAGGCGTCTTTGGCTGGGGTCCAGCTGAAGAACGTGTGCTAGTCAGTTCTGAAAACTCTCTTGTAAAGATTTTCGGTAAGCCTACCGCAGACAATTTCGAAACATTCTACACAGCAGCTAACTTCTTAGCATATGGCAACGCATTATACGTTGTTCGTGCTATCGATACAGCTGCTAGAAACGCACAGGCTAACACAGCTGCTGAAACTACAATTCAAATTAAAAATCTAGCAGATTATGAAGATGGTATTTCTGCTGGCGCAAACGCAATGTACTATGCTCGCTATGCTGGTACACTAGGTAATTCTCTAAAGATCTCTGTTTGTGACTCGGCAAATGCTTATAGCAATGCTCTAGACATGACAGATGGCGCTGCTACTATTGAAGGCACACTAACACTTGTTCCAAACAGCTTAACTGCTAACTTAAGAGTTGTTTCTGCTGTATCGAACACTGCTGCTAATACTTCTGCTACAAGCATCATCGGCAAAATTAGAGTTGGTGATTATCTAGTTGTAAATGGTCAGAGCCAATATCTAAAGGTAGCTTCTCTTGGTGCTGCTGTTGAAACTGGTAACGCCAGCGTATTCAGCGCACAAGCTGTAATTACTTTCGATAGCAAGTTTACTGGTTCTGCCAACGCAACTGCTAACTCTTCAAACGCACTAACTCGCTACTGGGAATTCTACAATGAAGTAGACAAAGCTCCAGGACAGTCGACCTTTGTTGCTGCTTATGGTAACACTGCGGCAAACGACGAACTACACGTTGTTGTAGTTGACGAAGATGGTCTATTCAGCGGTACTAAGAATGCTGTTCTAGAAGTATTTGAAGGTCTATCCCGCGCTACAAACGCTAAAGGCGAAAACGGTCAGACTCTTTACTATAAAGACGTAATTACAACTGACTCTGAGTATATCTACTGGGCAAATCATCGTGTTGGTGCTCCAGCTGCTGTTGCTCTAAGCGTCGCTTCTTCAGCTCAAACTCTACCAATGACTCTATCGTTCTCGAATGGTGTTGATACTTCGACAGAAAGTTCGGTTACACTAGGAAATCTTGGTACTGCATACGACCTATTCAAAGACAAGAACGTCGTTGACGTTTCTCTAGTCATGACTGGTCGTGCTAGCTCGGGTGTTGCTAACTATGTAATCGACAATATCGCTGAAACTCGTAAAGATTGCGTTGCTTTCGTATCGCCAACTCGTTCAACTTCAGCTGATTCTATCGTAACTTTCCGCAATCTTCTATCGTCGACTTCTTACGCTGTAATCGATTCAGGTTACAAGTATCAGTATGACCGCTATAACGATATCTATCGCTACATCCCATTGAATGGTGATATCGCTGGTCTATGCGCAAGAACTGACGAAACTCGTGACCCATGGTTCTCACCAGCTGGTTTCACTCGTGGTCAGATTAAAAATCTAGTTAAGCTAAACTTTAATCCAAACCAAGCAGAACGCGACCTACTTTACAAGAACGGTGTAAACCCAGTTGTAACTTTCCCAGGACGTGGTACTGTATTGTTTGGTGACAAGACTATGTTGGCTAAACCATCTGCGTTTGACCGCATCAACGTTCGCCGTCTATTCATCGTACTAGAGAAAGCGATTTCTACTGCTGCTGAATTTGCTCTGTTTGAATTCAACGACGAGTTTACTCGTGCGCAATTCAAGAATCTAGTTGAGCCATATCTACGCGAAGTACAAGGTCGCCAAGGCATTACCGATTTCAAAGTAATCTGTGATACCACTAACAACACTGGTGATGTAATTGATCGTAACGAATTTGTTGGTGACATTTATATCAAGCCAGCTCGTTCGATTAACTTCATCCAGTTGAATTTTATCGCTGTACGCTCTGGTGTTGAGTTTAACGAAATCGTTCAAGGAGCATAAGAAATGGCATTTAATGTAAATGAAATTAGACAAAACATGATTGGTGACGGTGCTCGTCCGTCACTATTCGAAGTAACAATGGTCAACCCTATCTCTAGAGTTGGCGATGAAACACTTCGTTACATGGTTCGTGCTGCTCAATTACCAGCTTCTAATCTTGGTCTAATCGAAATTCCTTATTTCGGTCGCCGTATTAAAGTTGCTGGTAGCAGAACTTTTGATAACTGGTCTGTAACTATCATGAACGACGAAAACTTTGCAGTTCGTCGTGCGATGGAAGCATGGTCATCAGCTATCAACAGCAATCAGACCAATCTAAGAAGCGTCCCTAGCTATCGCACAACTGCTGATGTTATTCAGTATGCTAAGGATGGTTCGGAACTACGTCGCTATCAATTCGTAAACATCTTCCCACTTTCAATTTCTGCAATAGATCTAAGCTGGGATAACGGTGATGCGGTTGAAGAATACACTGTAGACTTCGCGTTCGACTACTGGACTGTAGCCGATAGCGAAATTATCCAGTAAAAATGACTTGATTTGGAACGCTACATATAATGTGTAGCGTTCCTTCCAGTCGGAGAAAAATATAATGGCTCAGTTGTTTGGTTTTGAAATCGTAAGAAAGAAAGAAGCAGAAGAGAAGGCGCAACCTGATCGCTTAGTAACATTTGCACCCGAAATTAAAGATGACGGTGCGGTTGTTGTAGCGGAAGGTGGCGTCTTTGGCACATACTTAGATCTTGAAGGTTCAGCTCGTACTGAATCAGATCTAGTTGCCAAGTATCGTGAGATGTCACTTCAACCAGAAGTTGAATCCGCGATTGACGATATTGTAAATGAGTTCGTATCATACGACTCAGATTATAAGTTAGTTGATATCAACCTAGACGATCTAGAGTTTGGTAACAAAGTAAAAGATAAAATTCGCGAAGAGTTTAAGAACATCGTTCAGTTGTTAGACTTTAATAACAGCGGTTATGAAATCGTTCGTCGTTGGTATATTGATGGTAGATTATACTATCATGCAATTATTGACGTACAGAACCCAC